TGATGAAGATTCTTGTTGAACTCAAAGGTATGGTGATCGCTCAGTTTGATAAAGCACAAGAAATCGATACGCTACTAAAAACTGCGAAAGGGTTTCAAGTGACGAAACAAGAAGGGTTTGTGGCAATCGGCAAACTCAAAGGTGGTGCAGTCAAGTTGGTTGACCGATGGGAGTTTAGTAAGGCTAATTTCAGTCCAGAAATTATCAAAGGTTGGCAAAAATAAAATTTTTATAAATAGATATGAAATGCCAGTCGCGATGCTGTAACATCCACTGGCTCTAACGACTAAGAGGAGTCATCAGCATGTCTATTTATCATTATACTTATAAAGTTATAAACAATATCACTCAACACCAATATATAGGTGTTCGTAGTTGTGATTGTATTCCAAAAAATGACGATTATATGGGGTCTTCAAAATATCTTTTAGAAGACATTTCTAACTATGGAAAAGATTCTTTCACAAAAGAAATAATCTCAATACATCCAACCAGAGAGTTGGCGGTAAAACACGAGATTGAACTGCACAATAGATATGATGTGGCCAGAAATTCAAATTTTTATAATCGTTCCAAACAAACCAGTACAAAATTTGATACGACAGGTGTAACTTGGGTTCTTTCAGAAAAAACTAAAAAGAAAATGAGCGCCTGGCAAAAGGGAAAACCTAAAAAATATCAAGTTTGGAATAAAGGTATATCTGGAGTTATAAAAGCCTCAAAAGAAACACGAATGAAAATGAGTGAATCCAGGATAGGAAAAAAATGGTACCATAACTACAGAAAAGAAATATTGTTGAGTATTGATGAAGAAGTGCCTAATGGATATAGCAGAGGTAGATTACCAGGACAAAAGAGAAAGAAAAGGGTTGGCAAAAATAGTTTTTATAAATAATAAAAACTAACTACTCCCAGTTAGTGTACGCAAAACCTGAGGAGATGAGCGTGTCTAAGACAGTATTCGCATTCGGCCGTATGAATCCACCGACCATCGGGCACCAAAAATTAGCAGACAAAGTGAAGTCGGAAGCTAAAAAACAGAAGGCAATGCCGCATGTTTATCTATCCCACACTCAAAATGCTAAGAAAGATCCTCTTGATTACGCAACAAAAATTAAATACGCTCGAAAAGCGTTTGGACCAAGCGTTAGTAAATCCAACGCGAAGACCATCATTCAGGTCCTTCAAGAACTCCAAAAGATGGGGCACACCGAAGTAACTCTCGTCGCAGGTTCAGATAGAGTTGCGGAGTTCAAAGCATTCCTCAATCGATATAACGGTAAAGACTTTACTTTTGAAAAAATAAGTGTGGTCTCTGCTGGCGAACGTGATCCGGACGCCGAAGGAGCGGCAGGGATGTCTGCTACGAAGATTCGTGGCCTTGCTCAAGCAGGCGAGTTTGATGAGTTTAGTAAAGGTTTACCTTCTACATTGACTGCTAAAGATAAAAAAGTAATATATGACAGAATAAGAAGTGTCATGGGCGTATCAGAATCTATCGAATTTGAAGACCAAGACTTCGAAGTGACAGAAGAAGAACTTGATGCATTTATTGAGATGACAGAACTCGAAGAACTTGATGAAGAAACAAACATAGACGAAGAGTTCGAAGATATGTTGATTGAGATGGAACTGGCTGAACGCAAGCCTTTGTCCGTTTCTCAACGAATGGCTATTGGTCGGCGTATGAAACGCCTCGCTCCACGACTCAAGCGCAAGCGTGAGATTGCTAAAAAGAAAATGGCCGACAAACCGCGTCTTGAAAAGAGAGCGAGAAAAGCTGCCATCAAACTTCTTCGTACAAAGTTTGCTGGTAAACAAGGCGCGAACTATGCATCTCTTTCTCCTGGAGCAAAGATTTCTGTTGATCGTATCATTCAAAAGAAAATGGCGATGGTTGGCAAAATTAGCAAGCGTATGATGCCGAAGATTCGTAAAGCCGAGATTGAAAGATTGAAGAAGGTTCGTAGTAGTAAGAAAGATGTTGGTACTGCTAACGAATCATTTGAAGCATATCTCGAAGAAGCGAGAGGTTCATGCTGGGTTGGATATAAGCAAGTCGGCATGAAAAAGAAGGATGATAAGATGGTGCCAGATTGTGTACCAGAAGAAATTATCTTCGAAGATGAAGATATGGAGATGAACACGAAACTTCTCTATATGCTTCGCCAAGCGTTTACTAATGATATCGAGAGACAGCTTGTTATTCGTGCGCTCAAAGGTGGCAGTAAGAGTTTACAGAATCCTAAATTGCGACCGTTCATTCTCAAGTTGCTTAATCGTCTGCTTGATGCTACACAAAAAGATCCAACGATGTTCAATAAGATGAAAGATCGTCTTCGGCGCATGAGCCAAGATGACTCGAAGAAAGTTGAAGAAGCACAGGACCCAGACATTAAAGACCGCGAGGGAACTCAGCCAGCCAAATATCATGCTGGTCTCAAGAAGTCAACCAAAGCAAAGCGTGACGCACACTTTAAGAAATATGCCAAAAAACCGGACGACCAGAAAAGCGCATATAAACCAGCTCCTGGTGATGCTCGTATAGAAACGAAACCATCGAAGCATACGCAAAAGTATAAAGCGATGTATGGTGAAGATAGTAATGCTGCTTTCGAAACATTTATTTCAGAAGAATATATCGAAGAGAAAGCACTCGAAGGTCTGAAAAAGAAAGCAGAAAAATCTGGTATTCCTTACGGCATTCTCAAGCAAGTATATAATCGTGGCATGGCGGCATGGAAATCTGGGCATCGTCCAGGCACAACTCCGCAACAGTGGGCATATGCTCGTGTCAACTCATTCGTTACAAAATCTTCTGGAACATGGGGAGGTGCTGATAAGGATCTCGCTGCAAAGGTAAGAGAAGAAGTTCAGCCAAATTGTGGGTGTGGTCAGAATCCTTGCATAACATATGGTAAAGTTGATGAAGACCTGACTATGGCTAAACTCAAGGGCAAATTCGCAAGTAAAATAATGAACCGCGAGAAGAAAAGAAAACTTGTCCAGATGATCAAAGACAGAGGTATCTCCTCTGTAGCGCAAATGTATGGAATAACTCCTCGTCAGTTACAAGCGATTACTGAATCGTTTGAACTTGAAGAGAAAGTCAATCAGTCACAGGTCGATCAACTTGAAAAGTTCGCCGACCGTATTCTCTCAAAATATGATATCGATGTTGAGTTTACAAGGCATTTTGTAGATAGACTCAATGACCCACGCAACAATCCTGAAATCAAAGTTGCTGAACTTCAGAAATTCTTTAAGAAGATACAGAAGAACAAAGGTAAAGATATTAAATCAAATCCAGATACTCAAGTTGTATTGAAAGACCTTACAACAAGCATTAACTTGCCCGTAGTGATTAACTACAAAGACGGTGAGTTTGAAGTTCTTAATAAGACAATTATGCGTAAGAAAGATTTTAAGACGCCTAATAAAACGATAAAATATGAAGATGCGGTGGCTGATGCAAGAGAAAAAATTAAACGTGAGAAAGAAGCAGACAAAACTAAACATGATGCAATGCTTGACCGTGCGCGATTACAAAAAGCACAGAATAAAAATCGTGCGACTGAATCGATTGATGAAGCATTTGAATCATATCTGAAAGAAGGTGTTAATGATCCTGCTATCTTCAAATCAGTGTTTCTTGCTGGTGGACCAGGCTCTGGAAAGTCATTTGTAGTCAAAAAATCTGGTCTTGCTTCGATGGGATTTGTTACGATTAACTCTGATGACGCATTTGAAAGAGCATTGAAGAAAGCTGGCTTATCGTCAACACCAGAAGATATATTCTCTGTACAAGGACAAGAGATACGTGGTGCTGCAAAAAATCTTACAGCAAAAAAACAAGAAACTGTTCTCAAGGGCAGACTCGGTGTTGTTGTTGATGGCACAGGGCGTGACTATGATAAAATTCAAAAGCAAGCACAAACTCTTAAAAATATTGGTTATGATGTTGCGATGATTTTTGTCAACACAGACCTCGATACTGCTCTTGAAAGGAATCGTAAAAGAAAAAGAACACTACCAGACGATGAAGTCGAGAAGATGTGGAAAGATGTCCAGAAAAATATTGGTAAGTTTCAACGTTTCTTTGGAAAAAACTTTCAGGTTGTTGACAACTCTACGGATTCTGATTTTCAAAAAGAAATTATCTCTGCTTTTAAGACAATGAGCAAGTTTGCAAAGAAATCAATCGTAAATCCAAAAGCAAAAAAATGGATTGAACAAGAGAAAAAAGACCGCAACATTAAAGAAGATAACGAACATGAAAACTGTGGTACTCCAGAATGTTGTGGAAAATGTGATACTGCGATGCCTTTAGATGAAGCGTTTGTTGCGAGTATTTCAGATACGATGTATGCAAAAGACTTTGAAGAGCATAAAGTACAAGGAGGATTTGCTTATCATCCATCGGTTGCTGAAGAAGGCGGCGCGGGCGAAGAAGGTACCGATAAACTCAAAAAGAAATATGCTAAAGACACACCAGGCGAAGAAGTTGAAGAAGATTGGGGTTGCTGGTGTTCAGAAGAACATTTAATCGAAGCAGAACTTCAAGAAGCTGAGTATAAAGGACGCAAAGTTCAACTCAATAATCCAACTCGTTCAAGCGACGGTAAGAAAAAGTTTTACGTATATGTGAGGAACGATAAGGGTAATATCATCAAACTTGGTTTTGGTGATCCTAATATGGAAATCAAACGCGATAATCCTGCTCGTCGCAAATCATTTCGGGCACGTCATAACTGTAGTGATCCAGGACCAAAATGGAAAGCTCGATATTGGGCTTGTTACAACTGGAGAGCTGGCGCAAAGGTAGATGATTAATGTATGAGTATAAATGTAATGTAGTAAAGGTGATTGATGGCGACACGGTTGATATTGACATCGATCTTGGATTCGGTATCTGGATGAAAGATGAGCGTGTTCGGATTATGGGTATCGATACACCAGAAAGCCGAACGAGTGACAAAGTTGAGAAGAAGTTTGGACTTGCTGCAAAGAAGCGACTTCAAGAACTTCTGGGCAAAACTGCCATTCTGAAAACGCAAGTGAACAAGAATGGTGAAGATATGAAGGGTAAGTTTGGTCGTATTCTTGGAGATTTCGTTTGTTTTGACGGTGCTAACGATAGACAAAGCACAGTCACGCAAATACTGATACAAGAAGGACATGCTGTTGAATATCATGGCCAAAGCAAAGATGATATTCAAGAAGCGCATTTAGTTAACCGTAACAGATTATTAGAAAGTGGAGTTGTAAAGTAATGGATCATACAACCGATCAAGGCGTGAGAGGAATTTATTGTCAAAACTGTGGTCGACCAAGCCATTGCGGCGTACCATTTATGGAAGATTATAGCAGAATCCCTTATAATCGTGGTATTGAAGGTCATATTGAAGTATGTAAAAGCTGTCGCTGTAAAAGCTGTAGCGAGTAAAAATTATAAATAAGAGAAACAATTGTACTCAGAGGAGAGACCAATGTCACGTATTTTAACATCCAAAGGGTGGAGAGAATTAGAGCTTAATGAAGAACACCAAGAAGAGCTTGGCGAACACAAAGGCAATACGCCACATAAGCATCCTCATGAAAAATTTGATGAAGGTGACGAGAATCCTGCAAATAGCCAGCATCTCTGTGCGAAGAACGTAGTACACGAAGAGTATGGTGAAGGTCATTGTATTTCTGAGCAGCATGCCGAGCCTGACAGATATGGTCACGTTGCTTGGTATGACATAATGTTCGAGCATGGTATCGAAGAGCGTCTTCCTGTCAACGAAGTTAAAGTTACGAAAGCTGAAGATCATATTCATTCTTCGAAGAAAATGAAAAAAGGTAAATAACAATGACCAATTATTTCCGTAAACCAGATGCTCTTGTAGATGCCGTTCGTGCTGTTCTTTCTGGACAATCTACGGAAACGCAAACAGCGGTCGAAGCAAAATTAGATCCTGTCGATCAGAAAGCACTCAAGGGTAAGCACAAAGATCGTAAAGACAAAGACATCGATAATGATGGTGACGTTGATTCGACTGATCAGTATCTTCACAAACGGCGCAAAGCGGTTTCGAAAGCAATTGCCAATGAAGCCAAAGACGATGAAGATGAAGTTGTTGATAAAGACGACGATGAAGATGAAGATGAAAAAAAAGCCAAGAAGAATAAACCGTCTGATAAAAAAGACGAAATTGATGTTGAACCAACTGCTCCTGAACAGAGCATGGTTGCTGAGAAGGAAATGACTGCCGCGCAAAAGAAGAAGCGTGAAGAAATCGTTCTTTCAATGAAAGATAAAATGGGCGACTTCAAAAAGAAGTATGGCGACCGTGCGAGAGATGTGATGTATGCAACTGCTACAAAAATGGCAATGAAGGAAGGCTTTGAACTTGATATTGAGAAATCAAGCCTTATTGAAGAAGTTGAACTTGATGAGGCAAAGTATGACCTCTACCACAAAGACTTTTCCTCTGCTATGCAACACGCATATAAGATGGCAAAGAAACTTCACGGTATTACGATTGACCCTAAAGAGATTGATGATAAGGTTGCAACCGGCCCAAAAAAACCTGGCTCTGGTAAGACAAACAGTTATCGTCTAAAAGGTGACAAAGGTGCTATCCAAGTTCAAGTGTATAACAAGGGTGGTTCAAAACCATTTGAGTTGAACATGTACAAAGAAGAAGTTGATGAGAAAAAACTATCTCCTCAAGAACGTGATGCGTTGCAGAAAAAATATGGATCTAAAGCAGGGAAGAAAAGATCATCAAAAGCCTATCAGGGTAAGTTTAAAGAAGAAGTTGGCCTTGATGAAGCGTTCAAAAAGGGCGATAAGGTCACTATTAATGTGGCTAAGTCCAGTGAACCTGAGATGCAACGACTAAGAAAAGAACTTGGTGATACTATTAGCGGCATAGTTATGGGACAATCAGGCAGAATTCTTATGGTAAAAACTGCTAAAGGTCAGGTAAATCCTCATGTAAAAGATGTTATGAAAGAAGAAGTTGGCCTTGATGAAGGTCGTGGTCGCCCTCGTAAAGATGGTAAAAGTTCGAGTTCTGATGATAGAGAACATATTCAGATGCAACTTCGCAAGTCAGTATCACTTCGTGGTCTGAAAGACGTAGAGTTTGATGATGGCAAAAAAGTCAAAGTGCCTGCGAAAGTAGCACAAAGTGTAATGTCAAAGATTGATGGCATTAAAGATGCAAAGCAAAAACAGAATGCTGTTCAGCATATCTCTAAGTCACATAAACATATGATGGACTTTCATAAGGGTGACTACAAAGATAAAGAACAAAGACGACAGGATGCTATAAACGCACCTTTTAAAAAGAAATAAATAAATTGACTAACTATATTATGCCGAGTAGTTCGGAAGATTAACCAACGAAAAGCGAAGGAGAAACGCAAATGTCAAGTTGGAAATTTGGTTCTGAAAAGAACGACGATGCCAATTCATCCACAACTGGAGCCAGCTATAAAGCAGGCGGCCAGCCAAACGATGAAAGTTTTCAAAAGAAAAATAAACGTAATGTTATCGTTACCGATAAAGGTTGGGTTCGACGTGAACACCGCCTGATGAACGGTGGTGGTGCAAGTTCAGTTACGCGCCAGATCGATGAAGTTCTCGTTGCTGCTGGTGGTAAAGCAGGTCCTGCCGGACCAGATGCTACACCATCAACTGGTGGTATGGGTTTCCCTGACATTGCTGAAGTATTCATTGCAAACTCAACAGTTGATGATGTAAGTTCAATTGCCGCACTTTACGGTGCAGGTGGTTCTGCCCATCAACTCGTAGTTGTTTTCAACGAGCCTGTTAAGCACGCCGGTAACGCAGGTTCGCTCAAGCTGACGTTTGCAAACACGGCTGGTGGTAACAACGCTGTTATTGCAACTGCTGCGATTGGTAATGCGAATACGCATATTAAAGGCGCAAACAACCAAGTTGTGTTTACATTCACACCAACTGCTGGTGATGCTGGTACATATAAGATACCGATTGGCGCAAGTGCGATTATTAACGCTACATCTCTTGCTGCTAACCTTGTTTCTTTGAACGCCGGTTTTGAAGCTGCAAACGATGTTATCACTTCGGCTGTATCAAACACTGTTACATCTACTGGCACATTTACGATTACTGCTTAATTTTAACTAGGAGTGTATCGATATGGCTGATAAAAAGGTAACACAACTCACAAGTTTAGCTTCGCCTGCAAGCGAAGACTTGCTTTTGATTGTTGATAATCCAAGTGGTACTCCTACGAGTAAACAGATTTCAATTAAGAATCTTGCTGGCGGCATGCCTAACACTGCCGTCAGCACTCTTTCTGTTTCTGCGAATACTACGATTGCTGGTAGTAACACGATTATTTCAAGTAACGTGAACTTTACTTCCACTGCTCGTGGGCCTCGTACTGCTGCAAGATTTATTACAATTGCTCCTTCAACAGGTACTGTGTCAAATAACGCGACGACAGAACTTGGTGGTGGTATGGAAGGATCAATACTATTTGATGAGAACTATCTTTATGTTGCAACTTCAAACACTGTAATCAAAAGGGTAGCACTCAGCGTTTTTGCGTCTTAATATAAATTATAAAAAGAATACTATGAATGTTTGAAACCCTTGATGATTCTAACTTTATGTTGTTTGCTGCGAAATTCTACGAGAATCCCAACGGGGACCAAATTGAATTTGAAGAAGACCTTGACCGCATAAAATATATAAAGAGATTGTTTCGTAGATATAAGGACGGAGGAGAGCTAAGAGAAAGATTGATATTAAATCATCTTATCGTCTTGTATAATGTTTTCTTTCATAAAGCATGTACAAGAATGCTCTGCTTCCGTCTCTACGAACACCTCGAATACATAAAACCTTTTCTGGTCTATTTAAATTATTGGCCAGAGCGCGTGGAACCAATTGGTTTAAATGAAGAGGTAATTTTTGATTCTAATGTAGTAATGGATCCACACATTGTAGAAGTACTAAGGGAAATCTAATGGCCAATGTAGTTAACTTATATCTTTTATATCGAATCGTAAAAGACCTTAGTACTCCATTCGAAGAGACTGACGCCTTTAAACTTGGATTGATTGATGAAAAAGGTAAGCGTTTAAAGAAAGCGCAATCAAAAGAAGAGAAAGACGCTCTCTCATATTACTGGCGTTTCATATACAATATTAAAAGACTAATGGGTAAAGTTGGTCTTAGTAGTAAACTTGCCACGTTTGCTGCCGCTCTGTTCCTCATCAGGGAGGAAACAGAAAAGAAACATACTCTCACAGAGGAATCGTTTTCTGATGAAAATGCGGTGCTTGAAGAAATTGTGAGAAATATGGAATACCTTCAAGAAAACTCTCAAAAGAATTTCAAACAACTCAGCGAAGAAATTGCTAACGTCACCGGACCTGCTGTTGCGGGTACTGGTGATGACCCTGTTCACTGGAAAAAAGTACCGTTTCGTGTAGGACCGAAAGGTGAGCGAAAGAAGAAGGGTCGTTATATTAATGGTGTTGCTTATCTTAAAAAAATCGCGAGAGAAGCCGATAAGAAGCGAGATAAGTAATGCCTTATTTGAAATATATCAATGACGAAAATTTGAATATTGCAAGGAATCTTGTTAGAGGTGCGACTGTTGTACATAAGTTTGGTAGAAATCCAAGTGTAGGGGGTGCGCCAGAAACAATTTGGATGTACGGTGGAACTTATACTTATCTTACATCACCATCTACAGTTTATGTTACGAGCAATGATAATGCCGATGCTGCTGCTGGTACTGGCGCAAGAACAATTACTGTACAAGGATTAGATGTTAACTATCTTGAAATAGCAGAAACCCTTACGGTAGGTGGGGCGGTTTCAACAAAATCATTTTTAAGAGTATTACGCGCTTTTGTTTCAAGCGCAGGATCAACACAAACTAATGAAGGTAACGTAATAGTAACAACAGGGGCTGGTGGTTCTGGAACTGTATTGGCGGACATTGGCACTATTGGTACTGGAACAACATTTGGTTTGGGGCAAACTCAGCTTGCAATATATACTATTCCAGCTCATTGTACGGGATATCTCAACACATGGAACGTAGGTCTAGGTGAATATAATAATGCCGCCACTGTAACTTTATATACGAGAGCAATTGGAAACGGACTAATTTTTAGAACAAGAGATATTATGGATATTCCTGGTGGTTTCCATAGAAGAAAATATGATGTTCCTTTTGCTTTACCTGAAAAAACAGATATTGAAATTAGAGCGATAGCAGATACAGGATCCACAATTAGTTCATCATTCGATATTACACTTTTACAAAATGATCATGTTGAAAGCAGAAGATAGGAATAGATTATGAAACTCTCAAAGAACTTCTCCCTCGCTGAGTTTACAAAATCTCAAACAGCGTTAAGACTTGACATTGATAACACACCAGATCAAGAACATTTAGATAACGCATTTGAACTATTTGATAAGGTAGTTCAACCTGTGCGTGATCAGTTTGGTCCGACAACAATTAATTCAGGGTACCGTGGACCAGACTTGAACAAAGCAGTTGGTGGCTCGTCAAAGTCTCAACACTGTAAAGGTGAAGCAGTTGATATTGAATGTCCAGGTGTAGCAAACTATGATATTGCAAAGTGGATAGAAGACAATCTTGAATGGGATCAGTTGATACTTGAGTTCTACACGCCAGGTATTCCAGATTCTGGTTGGGTTCATGTATCATATAAAGCAGACGGGAGCAATCGTAAGCAGTCGTTAACTGCTATGAAAGAAAACGGTAATACTGTATACAAAACAGGATTGATTGCATGAGCAAAGAAAAAGAAGGTCCGATTCAAAGTCATGATCCAAACTTACGAGCATGGGAATATGATGGCGATGGAACAAAGATATACAAGTTAGAACAAGGATATCGAAATAAAACACCTTACACAAAAGAACACTGGTTTAAAGTTGGATTTTGGAAAGGCAGACAGTAATGTTCACGTATCTTAAAATAGCCATGGTTGTTATTGTTATTGGTGGAGCTGCTGGTGCGTTTGCATATGTTAAAGCACTTCAAGCCGACCTCGCGACAAGCGAAGCAAACAATGCGAAACTTGAACAATCTGTTAGTCAACAGAAGGCAGTGATTGAACAGCAATTGAAAGATGTAAAAGCAATACAAACGGCGATGGTCGAGCAACAAGAGTTGAATAAAAAACTCAATGCTTCTATTGAAAATTTGCGAGATAAGTTTTCAAAAATAAACGCAAGTGGTAAGAAAAGAGATATTGGCGCCCTTGCTGAAGATAAACCAAAACTCGTACAACGAGTAATAAATAAAGGAACCCGTAACGCTCTTCGGTGTATGGAAATATCGATGGGCGCACCTCTTACAGAGAAAGAAAAAAATGCTACAAAGAAGTCAGAGATTAATCCAGAATGCACTGGTATTGCCAATCCTTCTTATCAGCCTTACGGCAATTAGTGGTTGTAGTTCAGTCAAAGAGTTAGAAATCTTTACAAAGGAGATTGAAAGAACACCTTTGAATCTTAACGCGCCTCAAGCGTTGGAGATGGAAGAACTCGACTGGATTATTATTACTGAAGAAAACTATAAACAGGTATTCGATGACTTAAAAAAGAAAAATAAAGATGTCGTGTTATTTGGACTTACTGATGATGGTTATGAAACTCTTGCAGTGAACTTTGCCCAAGTCCGAAAGTATATAATCTTGAATAAAAGCATCTTACAAAAATACAAAGATTATTACGAGGGTAAAAAAGATGGCAACGAAAAAACTCGAACCGAAAAGTAAGTATGAAAAATATGATCTTGATGGTGATGGTGTAGTAACTGATGAGGAGTTGGCTATGGACGAAAAGTTAATGCGATTAGATAATGAGGATAAGAAAGAAGATGCACAGCGCATGATGGCGTGGTTTGCATTATTCGGTATGCTACTATATCCTTCGCTTGTTGTAATATCAGTGTTTATAAAACTGGACGCTGCGGCAACTGTATTAGGTAATATGGCACCAACATACTTCGTTTCCGTTGCTGCTATCGTTGCTGCATTCTTTGGTAAAGAAGCCTATGTCAAGAGCAAAGGTACAACTACTAAATAATAAAAAAAGAGGGTATCATGGGTAAGTTCAATAATAAAATTTCAGCAGAGTTTCATCCGCCTCGTAAGTGGATTCTTGAGCGGTTGCTTTCTTATAAGAATGATGACATCGATAACGAAGCATTTCATGCGATTGGTCTTGGCGGCAAAGAGAATGAAATACGATGTACAAAAGGTTTTGAAACTGATCTTGCTTCAGTTCCTCGTGCTATCTGGTGGTTAATTGCTCCGTGGGATATTGCTCGTGCTGCAATCATCCATGATCTTCTATATAAACAAATTCGTTTATATCGTGGAAAAAATCGTGGGCTGGGTCATATAGATTGGGATAAAGTTGTTGCTGCTAAGAAAGCTGCTGACAAAGTTTTCCTGATGGCAATGAAAGATGCAGAACCATCGGTTCCTAGTTGGAAAATATATGCTGCATACTATGCAGTTGTATTGTTTGGTCGTTGGTCAATTATTCCAAGAGAAGAAGATAAAAATGCCTCATGATGGTTTAGATATCGAACTTCAGTATGAATCTGCTGGTTACTGCATGGATTGCGGTCACGATTGTCATTGTGATACAATAGTATGTGCTGATTTGATTGGTGTTGGTATGACAGATAAAAATCAACCTTGCGCTTGTCCAGCGTGTAAATGTAGTCAAAAATAAAAAAAATGCCAGAAGAAATAAAAACAGAAGTAGAACTCCTTAAGCGAGATATGGAATTACTTGGTCAGCTTGCGGCTAAGTTTGATATAGCGATTGATCGTCTTACAGAGGTAAGCCAGTCAGTTGATAAAATGCTTGCAATCCATGAAAATCGCTTACAAAATCAAGAACACCAAGGTGAACTGATTCATCAACGTATTTCTGATTTCAAAAGAGAAATGTTGGATGAGATGAAAGATATGCGAAAACACAATGCCGAATGTTCTCGTGGAGTAGAGGACCGACTCGCACGTTTAGAAAAGTGGCGTTGGTTCGTTGTCGGTATCGCTGCTGCTGTTGGTTTTATATTAGCGCAAATTAAAACTTTATCTGGCTTATTTTCATAAAATCATTGACATTACTTCTTATTAAGTTATAATAGGTCTTGTACCTGTTAATGACTAATAGTATTGGTAACTTATGAATACGTTATGGATCGATATAAAATTTGCGAACTTAATATCTTCACAACTTGAACTGTTTAAGGTAAAGAAAAGTAATCCTTATCTTGCTAACTTTCGCTGTCCGGTTTGTGGCGATAGTAAGAAGAACAAGAAGAAGGCAAGAGGATATGTCTTTCAGCATAAGACAGCTTTATTCTATCGTTGCCACAATTGTGGTGCGTCAATGGCATTTTCAAAATTCATTGATATGATAAACAGTGGTCTTTCGAAACAGTATCGACTTGAGAAATATAAAGAGAGCGACGAAGAAAAGAAAAAAGAGCCAGACATTACGAGTTTTGCTCCTCCTAAGTTTATGTCAAGTGGTGTACTGAAGAAACTGAAAAAGATTAGTCAGTTAGCGCATGATCATCCCGCAAAACTCTATGTTGAGAAACGGCAGATTCCAGCCAATCAACATTTTAAACTCTTTTATTGTCCGAAGTTTAATGCTTTTGTTAATGAGTTTCTTTCGCCTGGTATGTTTGACGATATCGCTCTCAAGAACGATGAACCCCGCTTGATTATTCCTTTTATTAATGAAAAGAAAGAAGTATTTGCAATACAGGGTCGGTCGTTTCGTAAATCTGGTTTAAGATATATTACAATAAAGATTGACAAAGACGCACCCCTCATCTATAATATGGATAGTATTGATCAGACAAAGAACGTATATTGTGTAGAAGGTCCGATTGATAGTATGTTTATTCCGAACAGTATTGCCGTCGGCGGTGCTGACCTTAAACGTGTCAATGAAGTTTTGACTACAGATAAGGTCATATACATATTTGATAACCAACCTCGAAACAGAGAGATTATTAATATTATGCAACGAGGAAGTAAAGATGGACAGAGAATGGTTGTCTGGCCAGACAATATTAAAGAGAAAGATATTAATGAAATGGTTATGAACGGGCGATCACAGAGCGAAATTCTCAATATTATAAATTATAATACGCACTCAGGTCTAGCCCTTAAAATGAAAATCAATACATGGAGTAGATGTTAATGAACGTCCGACTGATATCTTATTCTCGTATTCCTGAGGCATCGGACTTAAATATCATAGACAATGCTCAAGAACTGATTGCATACTGCGCTCGTGTTTCGAATCCGTCAAATCAGATTAACTCAGAAACATCCGAGCGTCTTATTAAATATTTAATCAAACACCAACACTGGTCGCCTCTCGAAATGGTCAGTGCTTGTTTAGAGATTGATACTACTAGAGATATTGCTCATCAGATTGTTCGCCATCGTTCTTTTTCTTTTCAAGAATTTAGTCAACGATATGCGAATCCTGAAGAGCAAGGCGATATGTTTGAGTTTAGTGAAGCACGATTACAAGATACGAAGAACCGTCAGAACTCAATAGAAGTGAATAATATTATATTACAAAATCAGTGGAAAATAAAACAAATAGAAATTGCTCAACAATGTAAAGATGTTTACGACTGGGCACTAGAAAATGGAATAGCAAAAGAACAAGCAAGAAAAGTATTACCAGAAGGTATTACAAAAACAAAACTTTATATGAATGGTACGTTGCGTAGTTGGGTACATTACATCTCTTTAAGAAGTGCCAATGGAACGCAGAAAGAACACATGGAAATAGCGAAAACATGTGCGAAGATTATTGCAGAAGTGTTTCCGCTTATTAAAACGATAGAGGACGAAAAATAATGTCAAACTACTTACCAACACTATATCAACAATTCATTCATTTATCTCGGTACTCTCGTTGGTTGCCTGAAAAGGGCCGGCGTGAAACTTGGGAAGAAACTGTATCTCGATATTTCGATTTTTTCACTGAGCATTTGAAAGACATGCATGATTATGATGTTGGTAGTATTCGTAAAGAGTTAGAAGAGGCTGTTCTTTCGTTGCAAGTGATGCCGTCGATGCGTTGTTTGATGACTGCTGGTGAAGCACTCAAGCGTGAAAACATTGCTGGGTATAACTGTTCGTATGTTGCTGTTGACCGTATTCAAGCGTTTGATGAAATACTCTATGTGTTGATGAATGGTACCGGTGTTGGATTTAGTGTTGAACGACAATATGTAAACGAACTCCCCCACGTTGCTGATGACTTTCATGAAACAGATACGACGATTGTTGTTTCTGATAGTCGCCTTGGTTGGGCAAAAGGTCTCAAAGAACTTGTTGGTATGCTGTATGTTGGTCAGATGCCGAAGTGGGACTTGTCAAAACTTCGTCCAGCAGGTGCTCCTCTCAAGACTTTTGGCGGTCGGTCAAGTGGACCTGATCCTCTTGATAGTCTGTTTACTTTTTGTGTTGAGAAGTTTCGTGGAGCTGCTGGTCGTAAACTCTCTTCGCTTGAATGTCATGATATCGTTTGTAAGATTGCAGAAGTTGTAGTTGTTGGTGGTGTTCGCCGTTCTGCATTGATTAGTCTTTCAAATCTTTCTGATGATCGTATGCGCCATGCAAAATCCGGTCAGTGGTGGATTGATGAAGGTCAACGCGCTCTTGCAAATAACAGTGCGTGTTACACAGAAAAGCCAGATATCGGCATCTTTATGGACGAATGGAAGTCACTATATGATTCTAAATCTGGTGAGCGCGGCATTTTTAACCGTGAAAGTGCTAATAAGATGGCTGAAATGAGTGGTCGCCGTGAAGTCGGAGACTATGAGTTTGGTACGAATCCATGCAGTGAAATCATTCTTCGCAGTCGCCAGTTCTGTAATCTATCAGAAGTTGTTGTCCGCGCGTCTGATACAAGACAAACATTGATGAAGAAAGTCCGTCTGGCTACCATTCTTGGTACATTCCAGTCAACTCTTGTGAACTTTAGATATCTATCAGCCGCATGGAAGAAGAACTGCGAAGAAGAAAGACTTCTTGGTGTTTCTCTGACAGGTATTATGGACTGTGAACTCACGAACGGTAAGAAGGGCGATGATGTCCTTAAATCTCTTTTGATGGAACTCAAAGCAGAAGCAGTCAAAACGAATAAAGAAATGGCCGAAAAAATTGGCATCAATCAGAGTGTTGCTATAACATGCGTCAAACCATCGGGTACAGTCAGTCAGTTGGTTGATGCTGCATCTGGTATTCATGCTCGGCATAATCCATATTACATCCGCACGGTGCGTGGTGATAAGAAAGACCCATTGACGAAAATGATGATTGATGCAGGTTTTCCTGTCGAAGATGATGTAATGAATCCGAGCCACACTTCTGTATTCTCTTTTCCAATGAAAGTCGAAAAGGGCGCTGTGTTCCGCATGGATATGGACGCAATCGAACAGTTAGAAATGTGGTTGACATATCAGAAATATTGGTGCGAACACAAGCCATCTGTTACAATTACCGTCAAAGAACACGAGTGGATGCAAGTTGGTGCGTGGGTATATGATAACTTTGATTACATGAGCGGAATCAGTTTCTTGCCTTTCTCGGAGCATACATATAAACAAGCACCGTATCAAGATATTGAAATGAAAGAATACGAAGAAACATCGAAGACATTGCCTAAAGAAGTTGATTGGTCAAAGTTATCGGAGTATGAACTTACCGATATGACTTCTGGTTCACAAGAGTTAGCTTGTACTGCTGGAGTATGTGAAGTTGTAGACTTAACATAAGGATAATCACATGGATAAAATGAAGCAAATAATACTCTGTGATGATTGTGGTGCAGAATATACGATAACATATAATAGCGATGAAAAAATTGAATATTGTCCGATGTGCGGTGCAGACATTTATGAAGAAGATGAAGAAACTGAAGAATATTATTGGGATGAAGATGAATGGCCGTATACCGACGAAAACGAAAGTAATGAATGAGTTATGAAAACCCTTGGACATTTGACGAGGAAGTTTTTGATGATGAAGATGTAGACAATTACGTTGGTTTTGTTTATATGATAGTGAACCTTACAGATGGTAGAAAATATATTGGACGGAAATACTTTTACAATATTCGCAAGGTAAAAGGTAAAAAACGCCGTCAAAAATCTGAGAGCAACTGGAAAGAATACTACGGAAGTTCCGAAGAACTCTTGACAGACATCGAAACATATGGTAAACTAAACTTTAAACGTATTATATTATCTTTACATACTACGAGAGGCGATTGTAACTATGAAGAAGTCAAACAACAATTTCTTTATAACGTGTTAGAAGAAGATGGTTGGTACAATGGAAATATCTCAGGCAAATACCACAGGAAACCAAAACACATTTCCGAAGCTCGAAAAGTGGCAAAGGTTCGACTATAAACTCCATAATAAAATGGAAAGTTGGGATCAATTTGTTTTGAGAAAAATGAAAGAAGAGCGAGAATATTATGATTCAAGGAAAGATATGGGGAACAACTGAGCCTCTACTCGTTACTCCGATGATTGAACTTCATCGAATACATGTAAAAACAAAAATGAAATGTTCAGTTCACATGCATGAACGCAAGTGGAATATGTTTTATTGTGTGAGTGGATCAATACATATACATACTCGAAAGAACGATTACGAACTGGTTGACGTTACAAAGTTACATCAGGGTCAGTTTACATCAGTCAAACCTGGAGAGTATCATTGGTTTGAAGGTACCGCTCTTGATGCTGAAGTTTTAGAAATTTATTATCTCGAACCAATCAGTGAAGATATCGTTCGGGAGACGGTTGGTGGTCATGTCTGATGTCTCTGTTGTATGCGTAAAGTGGGGAACGCTTTATTCTGATGAATATGTTCAGATTCTCAAAGCGATGGTTGAGCGTAATACAACAATAGATTTTGATTTTGTTTGTTTTTCAGATACGGATATTCCCAACGTAGAAACGAAAGAACTTCCGAAAGGATTAACTGGTTGGTGGAATAAACTTGTACTCTTTGATAACAGGTATAAACTCAATGAACGGATTGTCTACTTCGATCTTGATACTGCAATTACTGGTAATATTGATTGGCTTCTTGATTACCGCGGTGAGATTATGGGGATCGAAAATCTCGGCACGGCTAACTACAAGTACGAAAACGTTGATCAATACCGTAATGTATTTCAATCTGGCGTCCTTGCTTGGAATTATAAAGTCGGTCATCAAATATGGAATTGGTTTGATATCAATAAAGAAGAAGCAATAAAACAATTTCGTGGTGACGGTGAGATGCTTCATGCACTATTGGACGGTCCGGACCTTCTACAGCATCTTTATCCTAATCAACTCAGGTCTTATAAGTATGAGTGTTACGATGAAGGATTGATTGAAGGTACCTCAATAGTATGTTTTCACGGCGAACCAAATCCACACCAAGCTATATCAGAAACCGTAAGTCCATGGGGAACAGTATTTGAACCTCGTGGGTGGGTTGCGGAACATTGGAGAATATAATGAAAAAGATTGCGATACTCACGCCGACACGCGCTCGTCCAGGAAAACTTGATACATTTCTCGACTCTGTATATAAAACAGCGGCAAATCCAGAAAGAGTTTTTTGTTGGAACTATATTGATGAAGATGATCCTCGACAAAAAGCATACGAAGATTACACGAAGACGCAACATGATAACTCTTGTAATCTTGTAGCAGAACAGCAGTCTGTTTCTATTTCTTGGAACTTTCTTGCCAACTACGCAACAAGCCCTAGCTTATCCGAAAATCCAGCAGATATCCTGATTATGGGCAACGATGACTTGATATATCGTACACAAGGTTGGGACACGATTGTTGAAGAAGAGTCAAATATATTTTCTGATCAAATATACTGCATGTGGATGGAAGACTTGATTAATGGAGAGAAACATTGCGCCTTCCCGATAGTTTCAAAGAAATGGTATACGACAGTTGGATATTTTACTCCGGGCGTGTTCAACTTTGGTTACAACGATACTTGGGTTTTCGACGTAGCAAAAAGAGTTGGTCGAACTCACTTTATTCCAAACGCCGTAAATGAACATATGCACTTTACTGCTGGTAAGTCTGGTATGGACGACACATATAATCGCAATCGGACAGAAGAACGCGGAAATCTTTATGAAAAAGATAAAGTGATATTCGAAGATACTGCCAGTGATAGACAAGCTGATGCAGAAAAACTTTTGGAGATTATCAATGGACAAACACGTTTACCAAGCGAAAGCGAGACTATCAAAGGCAAGCGACAATCAAAAAGTAAAACAGCTAAAGGAAGTAATAAAGGAAAAGCCAAAAAAGCAACGACCAAAAAACGGACAAGGAAAACCAAAGCGAGTGCAAGTGAGTAAACAAGAACTTCTTGTTCGTATGAAAAGGAATGCAGATAAAAAATGAATACTTGGGCTATTTACCGCATACACTATGGAATTGATTTTCTTAAACAATCGATTGATTCAGTTATAGATTCAGTCGACCATTTGTTTGTGATATATTCATTAGACCCTTGGGTTGTAAAAGATACCGTACATTATCTCGGCAAAGAAGTTCCTATGCCAAAGCTACAGGAAGATGTACATGCATTTATGGCAGAGCATTACGGTCACAATGAGAAAGTCACTTGGTTTCAGCAGGAAGTTGATACGCCTAAAAATCAGTTTCGTAAATACTATAATATTTGTGTAAAAAAATATAATATAAAACCAGATCGTGTGTTGTTTATTGAACCTGATATGGTATATGCAAAAGGCGATGTTGATAAACTTTTTGAACAGTCAATGTATAGCTCTTCGCCCTGTCTTGGTACAACTCAGATTGAACTTTGGAAAAATTACTGCTGGCGTATTCCTCAACGCCCAAGAATCGGACCTGTTGTTTGGATCATAGATAGAATGCCTCACTTCTCGACTCATTTTGGACCAACATCGCCCAACTTAGAAAAAGTCGCGTCAATGATTCAAAACTATAACTTTGGTTTTTGTTTGAATCCACAGACAATGTTGTATAAACATTTAACTGCGATTAACTTTTCAGCAGAGATAGGAGATTCCATACCGTCACAAGAATGGTATCGTGATAAATGGTTAAACTGGACACCAGCAACAAGAGACATTGAAATATCAGAAGCATGGAAACATCTGATTCCAAAGGCAGACATATATAATATGTCGGAAGAAATGAGTTTACAAATGTCATGATTACATTATCTGCATACAACGGACATAACGCTGCTATCTGTATTATGAAAGATGGTAAGATACTTTTAAATTGGGAGCTTGAAAGATTTTCTCGTATCAAGCATGATTATGGATTCAATCAGGAGTTTTTAGATAAGAGTTTACAACATTGTAATCTTACAATAGATGATATTGATGTAATCCTTACAAATCAACAATCGCTTGGTCGTAAACCTCCATGGAATGTTCCCGATACAAAAGATGTAAATTTCGATTCTTTTGAAATTAATGGGAAAAGGGCATACGCTGTAAATCATCATCTCTGTCATGTTGCCTCTTCGTACTTCACGTCTCCTTTTGATAGTGCTACTATCATTACACAAGATGGCGGTGGAGACGACGAAAACTTCTCATGGGCAGAAGCATCTGGAAATAAGATAACAAAGTTTGGTACCGAAAAGGTAAAGAACATTGCAGGATGGTGGTCAGGTATTACGATGAATAACTATCGTATGCCTCGTTTACATAAATGGGATCCAGGTTCTGGTGCTGGTAAGATTATGGCACTTGCTGCCTATGGAACATCTGACCTAGAGCTTCATTCAAAAGTTGAGAAAGATTTACAACAAGGACGCCGACAACACTATACCGACCCGCACGGTGTTGCTTATAACAACGATGAAGACTTATCCGATTCGAACAGCGAGATGAGTCAGAACGTGGCAAATGCTCTACAGACAATAACAGAAAGAGAGATAAAAAGCATCTATGACAGAATATTGGATAGGCATCCTAATGATAATCTTTGTATTGCTGGTGGTATTGCTCTCAATTGTGTAGCAAATACGAGAGTCAAAAGCAACTTCAAAAATCTACACTGCCCTCCATTTCCAAACGATACTGGTCTTGCTGCGGGAATGGCTTTGTGGTACTGGCATCATTGTTTAGAGAATCCAAAGTCTAATCAGTTATTTTCTCCATATCTCGGACCAGAATATTCCGACGAAGAAGTACTTGACTGTTTAGAAAAATCAAGTTATACTTATGAAGAGTTGACGATTGATAAAGTTGCTAATATATTATTGCAACGTGAAGTCATTTGTATGTCAAGAGGGAGAAGTGAAAGCGGGCCAAGAGCATTAGGTCATCGAAGCATTATGTGTATTCCTGATGGTGAGCATGGTCGTGATTATTTAAATTTTAAAATCAAAAAAAGAGAGTGGTATCGCCCATATACGCCAATCATTCTTGACAACTATGTTCAACAAATTCTTGAAGACTATATGCCAGTATCACCATATATGAGTACGAGTGGTACGATTAAAGAAGCGTGGAGAGAAAAACTTGATGCAGTCAATCACGTTGATAATTCGACAAGACCACAGATTATCACATATGGACAAGAACCTTTTGTATATCAACTCTTAGAAAAGATTTATGCCGAATGTGGTATTCCAGTTTTGTTGAATACATCATTCAACATGCAAGAGCCTATCGTTGAAACGCCTCAGCAATCATTAGATACGTTTGATAAATTCGAAATCAATCATCTTGTTTTACATAATTATTTGGTAACAAAAAAATGAGCAAAACTCTACGAACAAAAAATATGACAGCAATTCGTACTATCGAACTCCCAGAAGATGGTGGTACTGTTACTCTTTACGAAAATAAAGATGAGTTGATTATTCATCGATATGCTGCTCGTGGTAAGATTGAAAACTGGGTATCAAACTACGAACTTATTAATGAGAATAATGAGTCATCTTTGCATCCGATAGATACTGAATACGGTAATAAGATTCTTGATCGAATCGATAATGGTGAAAACTATTCAAACGTCTTTATCTTTTATTCTGACGAAGCAATCGAATCTGTATTACCAACTGATAAAAGCGTAGAAGAACATACGTATACCTCAACAGGCATCAAGTTTTGGCGGCATTCAGAAGCGATGTTTAACTATAAGAACGGTGGTCCAAATACTGTAATCTCTACGCATATTTCACCAGAAGGGTCGTGCAATCTCAAGTGTCCATATTGTTCTGTGACTTATCGTGATACACATAGCCGCCTTGATATGTTGACGATACAAGACTATGTGATTAAACTTAAATCTCGTGGATTGAAAGCGGTTATTCTTACGGGCGGTGGTGAGCCAACTTCGTACAAATACTTTAATGAACTTGTTCGATGGTTGAAAAGTGTAGACCTTTCTGTTGCACTGATTACAAACGGCACATTGACTCGCCGAGTTGACGATGATGTTTGGAAAATGTTCTCATGGATTCGAGTATCAATCAATATCTTTAATGGTTGGGAAAAAACGATTGGTCTACCGCAAGATAAGATAGATTATGAGAATACCGTTGTGGGTTGTTCAATGGTGTATACGGTTGAGCATGAAGCATCCGATGAGATCATGAGTGACCGTGTCGAACTTCTTAACAAAGCATCAATGGTTGCTGATCGATGTGGCGCAAAGTATATTCGCTTGTTGCCGAATTGCTTGCTTAGTCAGTATGACTTGATTCGCCAGCATAAGTCGCTCGACAACACACTTCAAAAAGTTGCCGACCCACGTTTCTTTCATCAGTACAAAGTACATGGTGCGCCTCAAACGTCCAAGTGTCATCAATCTTACTTTCGTCCGTACTTATCTGAAGAAGTTGATGTTGCTTCTGGTAAACCAGGTACCGTATATCCCTGCGACTCAGTTGTTCTCAATGATGGTTACGCAGTGTTTGCTGAAGAGTATCAGTTGTGTCATGCTACAGATATTCTTGATTATATGGATGGGCGGATTCAACAAAAGTTTGACGCAAAGACTCGGTGTACGGGATGCGTCTTCACGGATAACGTAAATATGTTAGACGATTTTGTCAATGATAAAGTTGACCGTTTCCCTGATTTTACTACACCGTTGATGCACGAGGAATTTGTTTAGTGGAGCAAGACAGAGTAGAACATTGGAATAAAGGTTATAATAAGAATGGTCTCACTTATATAAATCCAATCAATAGAATACCAGATTATGTAGAGTTTATTCGTGGTAAAAAAATTCTTGAGATTGGACCTGGCGACGGCAGACAATTGAATCTGATTAAGCCGTATGCAAGTGAATATGCTATTGCTGACATCTCACCAAGATGTCTTCATAACTATGTTGATACTATTGAGAAACGATATTTGATTCATAGTTTTGATGATGATTTCAACGACAAGTTTGATTTGATTGTTTTATTTTATGTGTGGCATCATGTGTTAATGGAAGAGACTACAGCATATATGCAATTTCTTTCTCGCCATACTGTAGATGGTGGTCACATGTGTTTCAATATATCTACAATTGGACAAAAAGAACCTACATATACAACAACGACTCCAAGAAATCCACAAGAGTTTAAAAACTTCTTGACTTTGAGAAATTATGAAGTTATACTCGAAAGTAGTGAAGAGCCAAACAATTATTTATTTTTGGTAAGAAACTGTATATGAGTCTTTATGACCAAGAGTCGATTGATTACCTTTATAAGTATCATAGTGATGTTAAGATTTGGATATGATCTGTGAAAATACGATATTATGAAAAGATAGATGGATGGCGTTGGATAGGATTTGTCCTCGCTATGATTAGCGCATTTATACTATCAGGTGGTGAATCAACGAATCAAGCGATAGGTTGGACAATCGCTTGCGTTAGCTGCGTTATTTGGATTTACATGGGTTGGAAAGACAGAGATGTTCCGAGAGCATTAATGGAACTAATGTATCTTTTTCTCGCAATAAGAGGCATTTGGAACTGGATTGATTAAGAGAAGAAAATAATGGAAAAAGAATTTTTTGATAAGAGTTATTATGAGAACGGACCACAGGCAGACAAATCGCTTTATCAAAACTATCGCTGGATGCCAGAGCTAACAATTCCCCTCGCACATCATATCATTCAATCAATGGGAATTATGCACGACCATACTGTAATGGACTTTGGTTGTGCAAAAGGTTTCCTCGTAAATGCATTGCGTCTTCTTGGTTTAAAAGCATATGGTGTTGATGTATCAGAATATGCAATCAGCCAATCAATGAAAGAAACGAGTAACTACATACAAGTGATAGAGCCATTTAGCAATGACTTCAGAACATGTGATCATTTAATTGCAAAAGATATTTTAGAGCATATTGAATATGAACATATTGATGAGCAGATGGATATATTAAGAGAAAAATGTGAAACAATCTTTGCGGTGATTCCACTTGGAGATGGTGAGAAGTATCTGATTCCAGCATATGAGTTTGATAAATCTCACCATATTCGAGAAAGCAAAGAATGGTGGCATGATAAATTTAAGAGAGCAGGATTTCACAATATTAACGTAACAACAGAATTAGGACCATTTAAAGCAAATTGGTCAGAAGTAAATTCAAAAGGCAATCTTTTAGTAATTGGTTCGTAATAGGAGTATTGAAATGAATATCGGATTTGTTGGAGTGGGCAAGCTCGGACGAGATGTAGCAGAAGTGATGAGTGAATATCATGATGTGGTTGGTTATGATATCGCTAAGATTGATACGACAGTAAAGATGGTCGACTCGGTACGAGAAGCAGTACAAGGTAAAGATATTGTCTTTATTGCTGTTCCAACTCAACATGACTTTGCATATGATGGTCGGCATCCTTCAAGTCATCTTGAGCCGAAAGACTTCGATTACACGATTGCTATCGAAGCGACAAAAAAGGTTGACGACCATGTTGACAAAGGTACGATGATTGTAATGATTAGCACGATGCTTCCCGGTACAGTCCGCCGTGAGATTGAGCCTCTCATTTCAAACGGTCGTTTCATCTACAATCCATATTTGATTGCACAGGGCACAGTGAAGTGGGACTTTGTAAATCCAGAGATGGTGATGATTGGTACCGAAGATGGTTCAACGACTGGTGATGCGATGAAGCTGATTGCGTTCTACGAGCCGATGATGGAGAAGAAAGATATTCGGTATGAAGTTGGTACGTGGGAAGAGATGGAAAGCACGAAAGTTTTCTATAATACATTCATCACCGCGAAACTCTGTCTTGTCAATATGATCCAAGATGCTGCAATGGCAGTTGGTCATATGAATGTAGATGTTGTTACTGATGCGTTGAAACACTCAACTGACCGTATTATGGGTCCGAAGTATATGACTGCTGGTCTTGGTGATGGTGGTGGATGTCATCCTCGTGATAACATTGCCCTTCGGTCTTTCGCTGATCGTCACGGATTTGGTTACGATTTGTTCGATGCGATTATGGTAGCGAGAGAAGAGCAAGCACTGAATATTGCAAAACACTTTGAACTGGTCGGTGTTCCAGATGATATGCCATGCGTTGTTCTTGGATCTGGATTCAAACCAGGATTAGATAATCAGCAGGAAGGATCACCATCGATTCTCGTTGGATATTATCTTGAACAGCTTGGCTGGGATGTCAGTTATGATAATGTACTACAAGAGCCAGCGGCATATATGCTCGGCTGGCCAAAGCACTTCGATAACCATAAGTTTGCACCAGGGTCATATGTCATTGATCCCTGGCGCAGTTGTATGGATGGTGGTAAAGATGTGAAAGTGTTCCACTACGGGAACTCGAGGAAAGATTTGTTAGGAAGCATCCCCGATTAACGAATCGATATACTGATGAATTTCAGTCTGATTCGGAAACTCGTAGGAGCTGCCGATAGATGCGACAGTTTCTTTGCCATTAGGATCAACGACATAATGCCAAAGTTTTTTATTGCATCTATCGACTTCTTCTTCCCACTCGGAGTAGAATTTCCAACCTCGATATGACATTCCATAATAGCTATGGCCTCTCATTTCATAGCACTCCTTACTTTCGAAAATAAATCTTCAAGGCTATCTTCATTCGCTTGATATCGAATACCGATACCACCAGCTTTTGTCCAACGATCAATGTTATCAGCACGATCATCAATCAGAATGTTTGGACGATCCTTATCATCTAACGCAAACTTCTCTTTCAGTTTCGTGAAGATTGCTTCTTTCGGATCATAGCCATTATCATTAAGCCACTGACGTTTCCAGAAAGTGCAGTTGTCATAATCATCACGCAATGGTGCAGATAGAATACACCACTTGCCGTTAGTCTCTTTATCAACAAACGCAATCAACTCATCAGAAGTTTTAAACTTTGGTAACCGAGCAAAGAAATCAGTACCACGCAACTCACTAATGGTTGCTTCTTTATCGGGAATCTCTTTCCAGTTATTCGTTTTGGCGTAATTAGCCAACTCACTAAAGAAGTCAGCGATGACTCCATCCATATCAACGTAAATAGTCATTATATTCCTTTTCTTTGTTAATCATCATCATATACACAGTATAATTCTTTTTGAGAAATAAGTCAAGTGTTTTCTTCTCAAAAAAAATTATTTTAGGGGTTGACTTATTTTCTAGCCTATCGTAATATGTATATATGATGAGAAAACAAAAGGAGATATCAATGTTGATTTCAGAATGGAAAAAAGCAGAATGGCGTAGCACCGAGACTTGGGAGAGCGTTAACTGTCGTTCAGGTAACGTGACCATTACCAAAGTTGGTGATGGGTTCCTTGGTCGTGATACCAACGGTATGCTGGTTTCTCAGTTTACTAGTGCCACCTTTGAAGAGTGTGTAAAGTTGATGGAATCATGCTTTGTCTGGCAAGTATCAATGGGCAAAAAAGTAGCCTAAACTGGTTGACTATTAGCAAAAAATCCGATGAATAATTATTTTGAAAAAAAGTTATTTTAGGGGTTGACTTATTTTCTAGCCTATCGTAATATGTATATATGATGAGAAAACAGAGAGAGATAGTGATGACTAAAAAAGCCTTACGAAAGTTG